TTAGTCTTGAAAAATTAATAAAACAAGGGAAATCGAAAATAGGAATAATTTTTAACACGGATCCTCATAATAAACCAGGCCAACATTGGATATCGATGTTTATTAATATTAAAAAGAAAACCATATTTTTCTTTGATAGTACAGGAGATCCTGCGCCAAGAGAAGTCAAAAATTTAATAAATAGGATTAAAGAACAAGGATTAAAACTAAAACCAACTATAAATTTTAAGGTTGACAGCAATGAAGGTATTGAACATCAATATGGAAATACAGAATGTGGTATTTATTCAATTTTTTTCATAGTACATATGTTAGAAGATAAAATGACAGAACATTATTTAAAAACACATATACTTAAAGACGAATATATGGAAAAATTTAGACATATATATTTCAATGATTCGTTGTAAAAAATATATAAAAATACAATTGTAATATTATATATTTACATGTCTGAAAATTTATTTAATAAAAAAGATAATATACAAATGTTATGGGATGTCGTTAGCGACGAAGATATATTCAAATTCCTTTCACCTGATATTCAGAGTAAAATTTATAATGTATTTATTAATAATATCCAAGGTTTTTTTCAAATTGAAAAAACAAAAACAAATGCTTCACTGGTAGAAATGAATAAAAAATATATCCTCCTTATTCTGAATCATATAAAACAAACTTATTCATATCAACCTAGTAAAATTAAAATACACAATGACCCACCCGTTAAAGAATTAATTACATACGAGGAAATACAAAATGATAGAAAGTCTCAGTTCGATAAAGATTTGTCAAAAAGACAAGAAGAATTTGAAGATTTTATGAGTATTAAAAGCCCTCCTGTACCTGAATTTGCGGATCCTGTAGGGAAAACGGACAAGCCAATTAAAGAAATGGATAAAATTCTAAAAGACATGTTAGCTCAGCGTAATTACGAAGTAGAACAAATAAATAAAAGTTATAATAATATTATCAATAGTAATGATAGTCAGGTTGATAACTGGCTAAAACCTCAAGAAACCTCACTTAAATCTGAAAAATTTCAAGAAATAAAATCAGAAGAACCCCAAAATTATAGTAGATTTAAGTTTTTAAATGAGATAGAACCTGGCTTATCGAATATAAATCCTACTCCTAAAAAAAATGTATCATTTACTAATAACGATCAAGTGAATACATTTAATTCAGAACCAGTTTATGAAGAGGAAGAAGAGAATAATTTGTTCTCGAAACTTAAAAAGATAAATAAAAAGGAGGAAAATATAACACTTAAAATTCAAGAAAAAGATCTCAATGAAGAAGACAGACTTACTAAATTAGAGAGAAACATGAAGAATTTAGATGAAAAAATGGATAAAATAATTGCTTTATTGTCTTCTAAATAGGTATAGATATAGATATTTTGGTTAATTTAGTGAAAATATCTATAAGAATCATAATAATATTTCATCTTAAAAATTGCTACTGATATTTGTATAATATTATTTTATTTGTGTAATGTTATTTATTTACTAATTGTCTGAATACCTTTTCCCCACGCTCATTTGTCTCATATGTTCCAACTTGAATGGGAACTATATTTGGATCGCTTAAAGCAGCCTCATATGATTTTAAGTCATAAATATTTAAAACTTTGTCACTAATTCTACGATATACATATTTAACACCATTAATAGTAACAGGTTTACCCTTCCATTCAATCGCAATTTTATTAGCTTGAACGATCATATCATTTTGTTGTTCTGAATAATCAGGTACATAAGAAAATTTATCGATAGATGGATCACCAAAGTTAACGCATTTACCATTAGAATAAATGTAACAATCAAATGCTGATTCTTTTATCGCTTCAGTTAATTGATTTGTTAAATTAGCTTTTATTTCCGAAATTTCAAATAAGTATTGATCGCTTGTTAAAGGAGTTTTAGGAAGTGACTTACTTAAATCTTTTCTCTTTAACTCAATAGCATTATCTGATTTTAATTGCTCTTCAGTGAAAACCATTAAGTATACAAATACTTCGACTGTTTGTAGTGCCGGTGGTAAATCTTTATGACTACAAATACGTCTGGCACGTCCGATGACTTGTTCTGAACGCACTGGATGCCAATAAGGATCCATTAAATGAACATAACGTGTATTACGCAAGTTAATACCTTCAGAACCTGATGAAGTAATCATAAAAACTTTAATAACTTCACCCATGTTATTATTTCTATATTTGGATTTTAAAATAGAACCAATACTATCTGGAATATCATCCCATTCTCCATTATAAATTTTACGTACAATTTCTTTTTCTTCAACTGTTTCAGTTCCAGTGTATAAAGCATAAGTTGGTTTACCTTCATCAGCTAGAGGAATATTTATTTCCCATAATCCGAGAGAATTCTTTTTAATTTTAAATTGTGTAAATCCGTTTTTATTAAGAACAAGTGTGAATAACCCAATACCTTCCGCTGTTCTAAACTGGCTATAAACTAAATGTAATCCCTTATATTCGTCATCTTGTATATTTTCAAGAATATGTAGAAATTTAGGACTATATGTTTGAAGAGCTTCAGGAGTAAAAAAATCGTTAGAATGCTCTTCCATGTCTTTTAACTTATTTTGTAGACGCTCTATGTATGTAGTTCCACCAATATCTTGTAACACTTCATCACCTTCAATTTCACCTTCACGTTCGTCCTCCACATCTTGCTTAGATTCCACTTTTTTACCTTGTTTCAAGGTTGATACAATATCAGTTTCAACTTCTTCATCTTTTTCTTTATCTAGGTCATCTTTTTCCTGGTCATCTTTATCCTTCTTCTTTCTTAGAGGAATAGGTCTATCTGGAATAATAAAATTACAGAATAAACGAGAGAAAATACGATAGGTTGACGCTTTATCTTCATAATCTTCGGACATAGCTTTTTTGGGTTTTGCTTTTTCTAATTTACGTTCTTCAACACGAGCAGCCTCATAAATTTTAAACTGTGTATCACTCATTGGAACACGAATAATATGATAATCTACTCCAAGTTGTTTATCAAATTTCGGTAGTAAATTTTCCTGAGCACTTCTAAAGTAAGACGATAATCCCAAAATTCTGCGTTTAAGAGCATCCGTGTTTTTAAGTTTTCTTTCAGTCTCATCAACATATCTGGCAACAAATTCATCAAATGTATCAGGTAACGCTTTTCTATATTTAATTTCTATTCCATCCGGTATAATATCAATATCATTTCTTCGAAGAATAGCTATAATTTTTCTCTCGAAATCGTCATCAGAAATAAATTCAGTATCGAATTCAGTCTCACCACTTTGATTTTTTTTATTATTTGAAACACCTTGATAACCTGAGATTTCTTTTATTTTATTTTTAAATCCAAATGGATTTCTAGTAATTGTTAGTATCTTACTAGATGGTGAATAATCTAAATAATCGAGACTTTTCTCTCTAATTAAGTCTTTTTGAAGCGATTCTCTGTCAATTTTCTTATTAGTATTCACTACTAATGGGATTCTCCATGTCTTGATGTATCCTCTTAATATATTGAAAAGAATGGCAAATTCATTTGGATAGTTAATAACCGGTGTACCTGAAAGTAATACAATCCTTGCGTTTTTGGCACTTAAAAGCATCTCATATAATTTGGTTGCTAAATTAAGGGGTAAATGTTCTTTCTCTCCGCGTTTGCTCTCGGAGATAGGTTTTTCCCTCTTCAATTTGTTAACAATTCTGCTAATAAAATTATGGGCTTCATCAATAATTACGACACTATTATCAAAAATATTCTTAGTATATCCATTAGTCATTTCTCCCAATCTTTTCTCGCGCAAACCATTATAGTTTATGAATTGATATTTTTGTTTTATCATTTCATTCAATTGCTCTTCTAAAACTTGTTTGCTTGTATCACTTAATTCATCATAATTTGACGGCTTTTTAATATTTACAAAAAATGCTCCACCATGTTTGCGTATATATTCTTGAGGCAAATTTAAGACAGCTGACATTGTTGTCAGCGACTCTGGATATTGCTCAACAGAAATCCATTCCCAAAACTGATTTTTTTTATATAATAGATCACCACATTTTTTTAATTCACCAACATAATTGGCACGTAAAGAAGCAGGTGTCAGGATAATTACACTTTTGGAGTCTTTCATTCCTTCAGCAATAGCAATACTCGTACAAGTTTTACCTGAACCTAAACCATGATATAAAAGTAGACCACGGTATGGTGTATAAAGATTCATATAATCTCTAACAATCTTCTGATGAGTTAATAGAGAGAAATCTGATGAAGTTTTACCGATTGTATCACATGATATGCTTTCTTTATTTTCTGATAATTCTCTCTTATATGGTTCAAAAAGAGAATTTATAAAATTCACGAAAATCTCTCTATTGTTCATTATATAACTTCCAACTTTTATATTGACTGGAGGTAGTTTCTTAGGTAGACGATTTGTTATTTCCGTGTCTCCCATTTCAACGACTACTTCAGGTCCTAATTTGGCGATACCCTTTTCGGGTTTTTGAGTTTTTCTTTTCTTTTCTTTTGGAGGAATAACTGGTATCACATCTTCTACTGTTTCTTTAAATTCCACTTTCTTTTTTGGTTTTAAAACATATTCTTCTTCAGCTTCACCTTCTACTTGCTCTCCTTTTATCTCTTCTCCTTTTATCTCTTCTCCTTTTATCTCTTCTTTTTGAATCGCTTCTTCTTCATCTTCAATAATAAGTGGTTTTTTTATTTCTATTTTCTTAGCTTTTTTGACAACAACAGGAGTTGGTCCTACAGGTTCAATTATTTTTTGCTCGTCAACAATAGGTTTAATTGTAACCTTAGTTTTTTTACTTTCTGCCAATTTCTTCAATAATGCTTGTCTATCATAACCAGCATCTGTTTTGTCTATAATGATAGGACGTCCTGTAGGTTTTTCTTCACCAACAGGTTCTTGTTCATCTTTTTCATCTTTTTCATCGACAACCTCTTGTTCTTCTCCCTGTTCATCTCCATCAATCTTTTCTGTTTTCTTTTTTTCAATTGGAGCTATAGGTTTTCTAGGTTTTTTCTCTCCTTTTATAACAACAGCAACTCTTTCCCTTTCTTGTATATTTGGTTTTACCATTAATTGTTGTTTTAGTTGTTCTAAATGATTCATTGCTTATATAATTTAAATATATAAATTTTTATAATTTTACATATGAAATAATAAAAGTATTTAAATAATATATGGAGGTATTCTACAATGGAAAACTATTAAAGGACAATAAATTTTTACGTGTATATGAAACTCAAACCGAACCTCATATTACATTAAATGTTGATCCTAATAAATTATACACATTAGTTCTTTACGACCCTGATGCTGTAGGTGGAACTTATATTCATTGGATAAAAGCGAATATTACGAATAATGATATGAGAACTGGTAATATTATAATTCCATACAAAGGTCCTGCTCCTCCACCGAAAACTGGTAAACATCATTATATTTTTAATTTATATGAACAAAATGGAGAGAATAAAACAGGTGTGCTTGAAGAAAAAGTATTTGAATTAAATAAGCTAGAAAATAAATTAGGAGTAAAAGAAATTGTATATAAAATTCAGTTTATAAGTGAAAATGAAAGTGGTGGTAATGAAAGAGGTGTAAAAAGAACAAGAAGAAATAAAAGACAACGAAGAAAAACAAGAAAAACAAGAAAAACAAGAAAAAATAAGAAAACAAAAAGAACATATTAAACTTCTTTCTCATCACAAATAAATTGTGTATCAATGGATTTAATAGCTTCATTACATGCCACTTGCTCTGCCTTTCTCTTTATTTTATGTTGTCCTTCTCCCATATAAATAAGAACCTTTTTATGTTGTTCTACATAATCATGAACCGATTTAAAGTTCTTAAAAAATGAAATATCAACAGAGTCAGCATGAGTTAAATGGAAAATTGGTTGACCTAGACACAAATAAACTCCCATTTTATACCCAAGTTCAGGGTCATGTTCGATCTCCAAATAATGTGGTGTGACCTTAAACTCTTTTTGAATTTTAACTTGTAAAATATTCTTATAATTATCATCATTTTGAATAAGAGCAACCCAGTCAATATGTGTCTCGAAAATGCGATTAATAAATTTCTTTGCCATCTTGAAGCCAGGACTTTCGTCGTCGGATGTATCTTCGGATTGCTGACTATGCGTCTCAAAATTAAGGAAAAGTGCGCCAATAAATGACTCAAACAAGCAGCCAAGTTTCTTTAGGTTAGTACGAATCTTCTTTTCTTCCGCATGTTTTGAAATAATAAGCCATTTATGCAGACCCATTTCTAGTGCGATTTTCCCGATCGCCTCATTCTTGACAATGGCGATTTTCTTTTCTGTCATAAATCCTTCATTCTCTTTAGGAAATCGTTTATATAAATATAATTTCGTTACGCACTCCAATATGCCGTCACCTAAGAATTCCAATCTTTCATTGGATTTACTACTAAGAGGAAGACAATCAGGAGGACGTTCAACGATAGTAATATTTTGTTCTGCATTTTCATATTGAGGTCGTTTCGTATAAGAACGATGTACGAATGCGCGCTGGTATAACTCCAATTTACGGACTGTTGGAGGCAAACCATATTTGGAAAGAATAGATTGAACTTCGCTCAATGTAATCTTAACATTTAGAGGATTATAAGGATTAAATACTAATCCGTCCTCCGTTTTAATTAAATCATCGTCGTGTGCTTGTTTGATTTCTGACATTTATATATATAAGCGTTTTAGCTTTAAATTTGTTTATAAAATTGAATAATTTATATGGAAAACGATTTAAAGACATATGGTATATAATGAGTATGGAGGAAATAGAAGTATGGAAAAATATAGATGGTTATGAAAATTATGAGGTAAGTTCTTTTGGTAAAGTTCGTAATAAAAATACAGGAAGAATATTAAAAGCTTCAAATAACGGTGGTTACTATTCTGTTGGTTTATCTAAAATAAAAACGAAATCCTTCAGTGTTCATATATTAGTAGCAAAAGCATTCATTCCTA